AAATAGGATAGGACTCGTTTGATCGCAATCGTCAAATGTTTCATCTGAATTGTCTCCAATGATGTCTTGTAAGCGTGATTTCATTTTCATAGCATCCTCACTCGTCAAACATTTCTTTGAAAGGGCCATCCATTTTAGCTTCCAGAATTTTGCGTTCTTCAAGTGCCTTTTGCACTCGCTCAATGCGTAGATTCCTGTAAGCCTGGAGTTCTTCAATATCATCCACCCAAGGGGTCTTGACAACATCAAACACTCTCAGTTCAGCCCTGCGGCGAACCTTGAGTTCTACACGCTTCATCACGATGTTTGCAACATCTTCAGCATGATTTGCTTTGATGGCTTCCACAAGAGCAACGCTATCTCGAATGGCATCAGCGATGTCATCGGGGTCTAATTCTTGGACTACTGTCCAGCACTCGTATTTAAATCGTTCCTCATCAGTTGGCATTTGTAACTCCTGTTGACCACTGCGTTATTGCAGTGATGGGACTGTCGCACAAAAAAAAGATGCAGGGAATAGGTGTTTTCCCTAGTGCATAAAACTAGAAAACCCATCATACTGGCGTTTTTTAAGGACTGCAAATGCGTTTAAACCTCACCCATCGAACTATCTTGAAGCGCTTATCAAGTGGCCCAAGGACAATGTTGGACATGACCCACAGTGCAACTGACAACAATGCCGTGTCATACCACTATGCCAAGTACCTGCCAGATTTGGAGCAATTTGGATATGTCATCAACTTTCAAGAGAAATGGCATCTGACTGAGTACGGGCGTATGGAAATGAACAGGGCAATATCTGGTGCAGCCATGAGGATTGAGAATGGGTCAACCACAGAAAAGTATGATGGCAAAGAACTGAGAATGTCAGTCTTTCGCCGTGGTTGCTATGACTTCTTGAAGTATCCAAGTCGCTTTGGCGACAGTCAGATTTACAAAGTCTGATATGATGTTTGGAAACGGGCTACCTTTAGCGGGGGAAAAGACGATTCATCACCGTCCTGCCATGTTTCCTTTGTGATGACGACCAATGATGTAAGGTTATTTATGAATCTCATTCCCAAAAACTGGGTTTCTTTTCAACACTATAAGCATCGCTCTCCCCCGTGGATCAAGTTTCATCGTTCAATTCTGAATGACAGAAGCTATATGAGCTTGCCACTTGCTAGCAAGGCGCTAGCACCTTTGATGTGGTTGCTAGCATCAGAGTCCAAAGACGGCACTTTTGATGGCTCACTGGATGAGCTTGTGTTCAGGCTTCACATTACCCCGAAAGACTATCAAGATGGTGTTAAGCCATTGATTGATAAGGGATTCTTTGTCATTGCTAGCGGAGTGCTAGCAGAGTGCGTGCAAGTTGCTACCCCAGAGTTAGAGACAGAGACAGAGACAGAGAAAGAGAAAGAGACAGAGAAGAGACAGAGAGCAACTAGCGTTGCAACGCCTAGCGGCGTTTCACAATCTGTTTGGCAGGAGTTTGTCAATCACAGAAAAGCAAAGAAAGCCCAAGTAACCCAGTTGGTTATTGATGGCATACAGGCTGAAGCTGATAAAGCTGGGTTCACCTTGGAAGATGCTCTCAGGGAGATTGTTGTAAGGAATTGGCAAGGTTTCAAGGCTGAGTGGGTTTCACCAAAAACTGAACAGGTTGCTGGAAAGCAAACAAAGTCGTTTCTGGAGCGTGACCAAGAAATCAGGCAAAAGCGTTGGGAAGAAATGACAGGCAGAAAGTGGCCTGAAGAAAACTCAGTTTCTGAAGCAAAATTTTTGGAGTTGAAATGAGCTTATCCACCAAAGTCATTGACAGACTGTTTGAACGCCTTGGGGCAACTTATGGCGCATCATGGTCAAAAATGTGGGCAGATGTTCCCCTGGTTGATGTAAAAACTGCCTGGGCGCATGAATTGTCTGGGTTTGCAACGCATCTTCAAGACCTTGCCTGGGCACTAGAAAACCTGCCAGAACGCCCACCAAACATTATTGAGTTCAGGAATCTGTGCAGGAAAGCACCTCGTATCGAGCCATTGAGAATTGAACACATTGCAGCCATGCCTGAAAGAGTTAATGAAGAACTCAGCAAATTGAGAACAATCATTATTGAAAAGCCAAAGAAGTCTGACCCCAAAGATTGGGCAAGACGGCACATTGCAAGGCATCAGGCTGGAGAAAAGGTCATGCCGCTTACTTTGCGGTTTGCAAGAGAAGCACTTGGAATCAAAACATAAAGGAGACAGAAATGACAGAGCAACAATTTGAACAAGCAATGGATGGTTATCAGTTAGATAGCCAATATGCAGAGTTCATCATGGATAACCACACAGTCGGGAATGGCCATGTTTTGACCACATTGATGGAACGAGGAGATTACTACGAAGCCTTCAAAGAAAAGATGGTGACAGAATACGAGCTGCGGCGTGAGTGGGTTGGATTGAATGACCATGAGATTGATTACCTAATCCATTTGGCATATACAGGTGATGAGGAGTTTGTGCAAACCATTGAGGCTAAATTAAAGGAAAAGAATTTACCTTGTATTAAACCAGAATGGATTGGGTTAACAGAAAAAGAGCACACTGAAATTGCTATTGAATGCGGTTGTTTGAGTGCTGATTGGGTTTTCTATGGCGCAACAGTTGAGCGAAAACTGAAAGAAAAAAACAACTTATGAAGGTTTTACCCATAAAGCCTTTTGAGGCAGAGCCTTGGATTCTGAAAAAACACTATGCCAAGCGGATGCCTCAAATAATCCATGCTTTTGGTTTGTATGACACAAGGCTAGTTGGCATCGTGACTTATGGCTTGCCAGCTAGTCCTTTCCTGTGCATGGGTGTGTGTGGGCCAGAAAACAAACACATTGTTTTAGAGTTAAACCGCCTGTGCATTGAAGATGGGTTGAAAAATGCCGCATCAATGCTGGTTGGTCAAAGTCTGCAAATGTTGCCAAAGCCAAGCATTGTGGTTTCCTATGCCGACACTGAAATGAGCCATGTTGGCTACGTCTATCAGGCAACAAACTTCATTTTCACTGGAACAACAAAAGAACGAACAGACATGGCTGGGCTTGATGGTAAGCATTCAAGGCATAATTTTGGAGATTCTGAAAATAGAATAAATCGCAGTGCCAAGCACAGATATATTTATTTTGTTGGAAGCAGAAAACAAAAACAGACCTTAAAAGACCAGTTGCGTTATGAAATCCACCCTTACCCAAAAGGAGAATCAGAAAAATATAACGCTGGTGATTCAGTAAAAACTCAGGAGTTATTATTCACATGACTGATACAGAACTGATAGAGTTGGCTGCAAAAGGGGCGAGAATCAACGCAATCAAAGACCCCAATGGCGTTTGGCGTAACTGCACTCGCTTGCCGCCAGGATTTAACATCTTTGAAGCAAAGCCATGGAACCCCATTGAAGATGATGGCGATGCACTGCGTTTAGCGGTGAAGCTGGAGATGAAAATCACCATCAATCAAGGGAATGTGCAGGTGCGGTTTAAAGAAGATACACCTCTGGTTTTCGTTAGGACGGGCATTAACGTTGCTGAAGCTACTCGCCTAGCAATAACCCGCGCAGCCGCTGAAATTGCAAGGGTTCCCATGACTGAGCAAGAATTTGAGTCAGCAATGAGAACACATCAACTTGAAATTGAATACTCTGATTACATTTGCGAACGATATACAGTTGATTTTGAAGAAGGTTTCGGTCTTTTCAAACTGAAGGACATTGGTGATTTTTATCAAGGCTTCAAAGAAAAGATGACAAAATGAAACAAAGAGACATTCGCCGCATGAAATACTTTGATCGGTATAAAGGTAAAACCTTGGATGAAATCATTGATATTTTGATTGGAAAATCACACAAGCCATGAATAAGAACCAAGCCCATGAAATCCTTGAACAACGAAAACAAGGTTTTGCCGTCCCACTCTACATTGTCAACAGAGCCTTGGTTGTATCAGGAGACATTAGCATGGCTTGTTCACCTTGCCAAGCAACCAGGATGGAAAGCGCAGGCATGGCACAGGGCGAAGGAATTAGAGGCTTGTCCATCCCATTTATGGCTTGGGATAACCCAGGACTTAATCAACCAAATGAAGGCACACAATGAGCGAAGCACTAAACCGAGTGATTGAAGAACAGCAAAAGCGTATTGATGACCTTTTGGAAGGCAATAAAAAGCTGATTGATAGGTCTGCCAGGGTATTTAAACAGAATG